TTGTGATGTTGAAGTTCACTGAACACGGATGAGACCCGGGGGCGGCACCCGGCAGGTCCACCATAAGAAGACTGATGATGTATGTATATTACGATGAGAGTAAAGACAGAAGCGAAGATCTTGATTGGAAAAAGTACTGTGATGAACAGGTACCGACTGAGCAAGAACAGATCTTTTGGGGTAATGTAAGTATTATATTTGTTTTAGTATTAGGATTAATCGCAGTATTTTTATGATGGGCCTGACATAGGATCGATCAACGAACTAGGCAGGATGGAGTCACCGGGATCTAAGCGCCGTTACCGCGAAGAAAATGACAACTGCAAATGAAAATTTTGCACCTTCTGAGTTTGCTCTAGCAGCATAACTACAGGGCGCCCGGGGAGAGCGTAGCAACAGAATCTCCTCATAAATACTATTATGCACACAGATTACTATGTTTACGAATACCTGCGAGAAGATGGCACTCCCTACTATGTAGGCAAAGGTCGTTGTGGAAGATATAAAGAACGTCACGTCACTCTAAAGCCAACAGTGGAACAGCCAAAGAAAAACACTCGTCGTAAAACTAAATAGTTGTATGGACGACAACGATAACCCAGCACCAGAAGAAAAATTTGAAATCAGCCTAAGACTGTTGGGCAATGAAATCATTGCTATGGCACTGCTGAGTCAAAGCAAAAAGAAAAATTGGGTTTTATTTGGTTTACTTGCATTCATACTGATTACTGTCATACTTGAAAGACTGGTACCAGTAATTGAAAAAATGCAAGGTGTTATGTAACTGTTGCACATTGAACACACATTTAAAAAGCATTTTCAAAAAACCCTAGATATCTGTTCAAACTAGTTGTATTTTACAGAATATCTGTTATAACTAATATTACGAATGAGCAAGAAATTTGCCATTATAATAACAAAGGGAAAAACTTTATGAAACTATTACTTACTACTGTTGCAGCCATTGCATTTGCTGGTGCTGCATTTGCTGCTGATTTTGGCGGCACTGTTGGCGCTGAATTCACCAAAAACGTTGCTGGCAATTTTGTTGCAACTCCAACTGTTGAATTGTCATTTGGTCACAAAGCCGAAGGCGCAACTGCATTTGGCGCTGTTGGCGTAGAAGCAGACGGCAGCGATCTTGTTGTTGACTCGTGGCATGTTGGTGTAGCATTTGGCGGCACTAGTGTTAGTTTTGGCGATCAAGGCGACTTGTTTGGCTTTGGCGGCTTAGAAGTTGTTGGCGGCGATACTCTTGCTGATCCAGCAGACGATCACGAGAGTGTGATTGTTAGCCACGGTGCAGTTGAAGTTCTTGTTGGTTTAACTGACATCAGCACCAATGTAGGCGACATTGAAAACGTTCAGATTGCTTATAGCAACGACTACGGTAAGATTGATGTAGCCGGAGCACTTGACTACAATCTTGACACCGAGGACACTACTGTTGCAGTAGCAACTGGTGTTGATGTTAGCGAAGCACTTTATGCTAACGTAACTGTTACTTATGCTGATGAATTTGCTTATGAAGCAATGGGTACTTACGGTGCAATGGACGCACTAGACGTTTCTGCTTTCATCAACGGTGACGAAACCGACATGGCACAGAACATCGGTGCTGGCGTTGTCTACACCAAGGATAGCCTAAGTGCATTTGCTGAAGTTGGTTACAATCTAGACACTGAAGAAACTACTCCTGCAATTGGCGTATCATTTAACTTCTAATCTACGCTAAAATACAAAGTCAAAAAGGGTCCTATAAAATAGAACCCTTTTTTTTTTGTATTCAATAAATACCTACATAATGGAGGATCGGCAATGGCCAAAAAAGGCGGAAAGAGTTCGGGTTTTACATCTCAAGGACTTCACAGCAATGTTTCAGCAAGAATTACAAATCAGTTAAGAAGCGAGTATCTTGCATCTAGCGAGCGTGTAATAAATCAATTACAGGCCTGGAAAAAGAACAAGAATGTAGTTCTTACTATCGAAAATCCAAACAAGAACGAAACTAACAAGCGATTTATCAAAGTCAAAGCATTTGACTATTGGGGTTCTCCAAAGAAGTTTCAATCTTAAGTTGACATCGGGCTCCATATGTGTTACAGTATTTGTATCAACTATGGAGCCTTTCTATGAGTATGCACCTTGTGGGACCATACCTTACTACTACAAAATACAATTCAAAGAAGAAGACTTCTAACAGTAAAAAGTTAGAAGCCGCAAAAGCAGATCATGAAACGTGGCTTAAGAAAATGGGTGTAGGCAAAGCAAAATTGCCTGTGGACAAAAAAGGTCAACGTGTAGGCATTTACGATATTCCTGATTATTCAACTGGTCCTAGAATGACCAGCGATCGTGTAGCAGGTCACGGGCCTGCTAAAGAACCTATGGTTTATAGCGGAGAACGTCAACTGCTTGGTGTCGCTACAATGCATAAAAGCAATATGGTTCCTATCTTTGCAGACAAGAAACAAGATGCAACAGATATTGCACAAATGCGTAGAAATTAATCTACTGCTATATTGCTAAAAATGGTAGGATAAATATTACATGGGTTTAGGAATTCTTACAATGCTAACAGCATTGAGTATCAGTGCTGTTGCAATATACTATTCTGTTGCAGGTCTCGTAGCAATATTTGCTGCGGCAGCAGTGCCTATCATCATAATGGGCAGTATACTTGAAATAGCAAAATTAGTTACCGTAGTGTGGTTACACTATTATTGGGAACATGCAGTATGGTGGTTAAAAACTTATCTAACCATATCTGTTGCTGTTCTGATGTTGATCACATCGATGGGTATTTTTGGATTTTTGTCCAAAGCACACATCGATCAAACTGCCAGTGCCAAAGACGGTCTAGCAAGATTAGAACAGATAGACAGTCAAATACTTAGACAACAAGACGTCATTGCCAAGGCAGAGCAAGAAATCGAACAACTTGAAGTAGCCGGCACAGATCGCGACACAGAAATACAAGCACAGATTGACAAAGAACAAGAACGTATCGACAGTGCATACACTCGTATTCAACCAGCAATTGATGAACAAAACGTTATTATCACCAAAGAAGAACAACGCCTTGGCGGTGGACTATCTTTGTATGAAGACCAACTAAACACAATCACTGGCAATCTACAAAGCATAGAACAATACATTGCAACTGACAACATCAAAGCATTACAAGCATTGGTAGGTGTTCGTGCAGATGGTCAATTAGGTCCTGCAACTACACAAGCAATTGACTCATACAGAACTGCACAGACTGCTGAAAAACAACGTCTAGCAGAATTAATTGCACAAGAAAGCAGTAAACTATCATCACCTGTAATTGATACTGCTCGAGCAGAGATTCAAAGACTACGCAGTTTAGCCGAAACAGAGATTGCAAACTCCAACGAATTAATCAACAGACTTAGACAGCAACTAGGTGTAACCGACGAAGCAAAAGTTGCTGCTCAAGTAGAAAAACAAAATAAGATTATTGTCGAGGCTGAAACTGTTGTATCTGCCTTAACAGAACAGAAATATGGACTTGAGTCTGAATATAGAAAACTAGAAGCAGAAGTAGGTCCTATCAAGTATCTTGCAGAATTTGTATACGGCAAATCTGAAGATAAAGATCTTTTAGAAGAAGCAGTCCGTTGGGTAATTATTTTAATTATTTTTGTGTTTGATCCATTGGCTGTGTTACTTCTAATTGCAAGTCAGCACACATTTAATTTTCAAAGAGAACTTCGCAAGGAGTCTCTTCGGCAAAACAGTGTTGATACAAACAAGGATGTAAACAATGATGTATCTGATAGACCTGATAATGAACAATCAGATAGTAAAACACCCGCAGCCAGTACAACAAGCGATAGTACTGCCAGCACCACCTCAGAGAACGCCAGCACCGACGATAAAGGATCTGAGACGGATGATACCATGTCTGGAACAAGATCTCAAAACGGAGGACTAATCGATGATGGACCTATACAGAAAATTAACGCTGATGCAGATGCAGGCCTGGGAGAACTTCGTGCAGAAGACCCTGCTACCACCGCAATTGAAGATGATGCAGGATTGGAATCGAGTGAAGTACCAATTGATGCAGATAGACAAAAGCGAATAGACGAACTAGTTGCTATTGAAAATCAAGCAGACACTAAACTTGCCAAGATACAGTGGAAACAAGATCATCCAGACTTGACCATCAAAGAGTTTAAAGAAGCATATATAAATGGTGAGATAGATAGTCTACCTTGGGAAGGGTATTCTCAAAACTCCGAGCAAAGTGAAAACAGCATCTGGCGTAAAATAAGAAACAAAGATGAATGAAATTACTGTAATTACACCTCCGGATGTGTTATACAATGATGTATTATCAATATTAGTAATACATCCTAGAGATGAACTTAAATCTATACTCAACAACATTTTAATAAACGCTGTAGAACCAGTTAATTTGTTTTTATACGAATTAAAAGCCGATCACGATATTGAATGGTTATTGGCACAGGTTAAAAGATGTGATGTAGTTGTTCTAGATTTAGATAGTACAGAACCATTTACATACGAATTCGCATCTTATATTATTGCACAGCCAAATACTTTTTACTTGACAAGTGACAATATTACACCATATAATTTATTAAGCAAGAACAGAATTTACGATTTGTCTTGGTTAGAAACAGTTTTAAACAGAGGAAATAATGAGTAAACATCAATCTACTGACAGTGCAAAAGGATTTCGAGTTGAGGTCTATGGCAATGATATTTCAAAAGCATTGCGTAAACTTAAAAAGAAATTAGCCGATGATGGCATTTTTCAAGAACTCCGTAATCGCGAAGCCTTTGAAAGCAAAGGCACCAAGCGTCGCAAAGCAAAAGAAGCCGCAAAGCGCCGCTATAAAAAAGCACAAGCAAACCGAGAGGTTTGATATACAAACATGCGGTTAGAAACCGACGTTAAATTAGATTATAAGGACGTTCTTATTCGTCCTAAAAGAAGCACACTAGGCAGTCGTAGTGAAGTAGACCTAGAACGTAGATTTAGTTTTAGAAATTACGTTCCGAGATTTCCAGATAACATCGAAGATTACCACTATCGTGGCGTTCCTATTATGGCCGCTAACATGGACGGTGTTGGCACATTTGACATGGCTGACACACTAGCAAAATCCGGTACATTTACTTGCCTTGTTAAAACATACAGTGCTCAAGAACTTATAGATTTCTTTAAAGGCAACAGCATTCGTACTGAACATGTTGCTATGAGCATTGGCGTTAGCAATGCAGACTACGACAAATTTTGCAAGGTTTATCTTAATGTTAGCGAACAACTAAAGTATCTGTGTATTGACGTTGCAAATGGTTACACAGAAACATTTGTAAATCATGTACGAAATATTCGCGAACGTTATCCACATATTGTAATCATTGCTGGTAATGTTGTTACTGGCGAAATGACAGAGGAATTAATTCTTGCTGGAGCAGATATTGTTAAAGTCGGCATTGGTCCTGGCAGTGTTTGTACTACTCGTATACAAACTGGGGTCGGCTATCCCCAACTATCCGCCATCATCGAGTGTGCGGATGCTGCTCATGGTCTTGGTGGTCATGTTATTGCCGATGGCGGTTGTACTTGCCCTGGCGATGTTGCTAAAGCCTTTGCTGCTGGTGCTGACTTTGTGA